GCACCCGCACGCTGCCCTTTGCTCATCGCTCTTGCTTTTGCAATAGGCACGCATTTTGGATAATTTTTTCTTTTTTCGCCACCACTTCTTCCACACTTCGGGTATGAGCCATCCGATTTTCTGTTTGCAATATCGACCCAATTGTCCTTGACCCATTTTCTTAAACCACCTTCTGAAAAATAACTACGCACAACCACGTTTCCTTCTAGCAAGTCCACCACCGCCAAAAGAATCACGCATCATTCCACCGCCCATAGCTTTTTTTCTATTCTTTTTACCACCGGGTGTAATTTTACCAGAGCAAACTCCAGAGGCATACATGTTCGCATATGCACTGGGATATACCTTGAATTTTCTTTTTGCTGCAGCTTTACCTTTTGCACAAAGTTTTGCCATTACTTTTTCTTCCTCATTTTATATTTAGATGCTTTGCCACCTTTTTTGGCAACCATTCTATTTGGGTCATACCCAAATTTTTTTGCTAAATCAGGTTTTGCTTTTGCTAATTTTGCTAAACCTTTTTGTTTACTTTTACTAATTGCTTTTCCAGGCATTATTTTTTTCCTCCGTTTTTAAAAATTTGAGTTCCTTTTATACCATAAACGCTCGCTACGACAAGGATCCATAAATTTGTGAACCAACTGGGAAGCGTTGAGAAATATTCAAAGAACAATTTTACCTTTTCCATAGCGGTTGGGTCGTCACTCATGACTGCCCAAGCGAGCACCAACACGGGCGCCGACAAAATTATCAAAATAAATTCGTCCTTATAATCTGATTGACGAGCTTCTAACAATTTACCTTGGTATTCGCTCTCTCCTCGAGCCATCTTATCAGCATGCATAAGTTGTGCGTCCGCCATCTTCATTTTTGTTTCTTGTTTCTTCTTATAGATGTGCGTTGCTGCGTTTAAGCCTAGTTTAAGAGCACTGAACCACATAATTTACTAAATCCACTTTGCTTTTTTGGATTTTTCAGCCAACATTCTCTTAGTTCCCTTTACAGTAACTTCTTCTCCTGTAGCAATAAGGTTGTAAGACTTGTCTGCAGTAGTTTTAGACCTTGGATCTATCTCAGTTTTCTCTTTTGGAGTCTGGATGTCCATGATTTTATCTAATTTTTCCATTTTATCTCCTTATATTTTATTAAATTAGTTTTCTTTTCTTATAATGTCAACTTTTGGCATCAATTGATCAGCATTTGGTAAAGTTTTACTCAAGATTGTCTTTTCAATTGATGTATCAGCTCTTAATTGAGCTAATTCTTCGTTCTGATCTAGTTTTTCATCAGTATTTTGTTGGTTCATCATCGCTCTCATCTTATCAAGGTCAAATCTTCTGTCTGCCTCATCAGCTTTTCGAGCATTTTCTTGTGATCTGATGTCTAATTCTCTGGCTCTTAGTTTAGCAAGAGGGTCATTTCCAAAATCACCAAGTAATTTTTTCTCTTCCTTCATAAATTCTTCCATCATTTCTGCAATCAAGATAGCTTTTCTAGATTCTATCTTCATGTTTAAGTCCATAACTTGTTGCTGGACTCGTGGATCTTGCATCATCTGTGGATTTTGTTGCATTTGTTGTAGTTGTAATATTTCTTTTTGGAATTCTATTTCAACTTGCTCCAATGACATCAACGATATGTGCTCGAAAATGTTTTTCTGTAGTGACGCCATCACAGCAGGATTGTTTCTTGCCATGTTTGTTGCCATAAAATTTAAGTGAGCAGTAATGTGTGCTTGATGATCTTGTCCTTTAAATGCTTGGAACGGTTGACCACCTAGAGATTGTATATGCTCTACAGCAGGATCCATTGGCATAGGTCTTTGTGGAACTTTTAAGATACTGTCAATGTTCTTAACCCCTAACGCTTCATACATATTTCTGTACGCTTGGTACATGTTATGTAGTTGTGGGTTCGATGTTGCCAGCTGCAGTTCCGTTTGGGCAATAGATATTCTTTGGGATTGAGAAAAGATGTTTGGATCTGCAACTGGAATGATATCAACTTTGTCATCGAAGTCTTGTTGTTTGATCATTCTCTGACCACCCACAACATCGTAGGGGTATTCTTGTGGTAAGTACAATTTAAATATTCTTGCCATCAACTTAAATTCATTTTTAAGTGCAGCATAAATTCTTTTGTGGATCGCTGACATTGTTCTCGATCCACGTTCCAACAAAGCTACTGTCGTGCCCACTGCGGCTTGTTGATTACCCTCTCCTATCTGTAAATCAGCGATAGATGCAAAACGCTGACCAGCTGAAACCACGACACCCATGAGTTGTAATAGAGTTGCAGACGGTTCTTTGAATGGTAACGTCATAAATGAATCACGGATATTACCACCCGGTGCGTCTACGTCTCTAAATTCTCCTGGCTGTATGGATTGAGCATCATCTCTAATTCTAATACCACGCATTTTAAATCCTGCAGGTAAGTTTGATAATGTTCCTGCATCAAGCAATGATCTCAAAGCTGATGTCGCTGTTCTTGATAATCCACCAATCATGTGGATCAAACCAAATCCGTAAAAACCTAAACCAGGTAAAAATTTGAAATGTACAAAGTATGGAATCTTTTGTTTCTTAGGATCACCGACTTCGTAGTTTCTTCTAATTGATAATATTTCTCTTGAACCTTCTTCAATGGTTACAATGTAAGGAAGTTTGATTCCTGTCTCAGCACCATCAGGTCCTCGGTCCTCGAACCCTTCTAAATCTAGATTGACATGAAATTCTAGTAACGTGTAAACATCTTCGTTGAAAGTTCTTTTTGTGCCTTCCAACATTCTTTCTTTTTTCTCAACTTCTGTTTCTTGTGAATATGGTTTTGGTAATTCTATGTCTCGATAGAAACCAGCGACTTGTTGTTTTCTTAGTTCATTCTCCGAGATCTTCAGACGATGGATCACGGCCTCCGCATCTTCTAATGAAGTTGCATTGTACGGCACGATCAAATCATCTGCAGGTACAAACTTTGAAACGGTTCTGCCTAAGAGATCATCATAATAAACTTTCTTGAAGGCAGAACCACTTAGAGGGAGATAAAAAAGCATTTGATCAAACTCAGGTTCATACTCTCTCATCACATCCATGATTTGATAGTTCATGAATTCTTTAACACGATTTGCTTGATCATTTTTTTGTGGAGTTGGGGTTCCAATAGTTTGAGTTCTTACAGGACCATTTGCAGGTAACAATTCTTTGAATGCTAATGCTTGGAATTGTGTAACTGCTTCAGCAAGCACAGGGTGTGTGGCACCACTTGCACCTTGGAACGGTTCTGTTTTTTGTTCGTACTTGAATCCTAATAGGTCTAAACCTTTTGCATAACTATCTTCCCAATCTTTTCTTGAAGCTTTGTACTCTTGATAGTTTTGCACCAATTCCGAACCAAGAGGATTTAATGTTTCCTCCGGTAATAACTCAGCTAAATTGTCAAAGTGGCTTTCACTTTGTTCCTGGTTAAATGCTCCCGGTTCAAAATTAATTTCTACACCACCATCTTCTGTAGGTGTAATTTCCGTGTCACCTGCATCAGGTAACTCTTCACGAATTTCTATTTGCTCTTCAATTTGTTCTTGCTGCCCAGGTATTTCAACCTTTTTGTTTGGCAGGCTTTTGTCTATTGCCATACTTTTTCTCCAATCTTACCTCTTTAACAGTATTGTAATCAATATTCAAGCCTTCTGATTGTGGCCCTGATTTCGGAGGAACTGTGGTTGTTAGTTTCTTATAATACTTTGGGTGTCTAAATACAAATGTCATTACCAATAATATGAGTACCTTTTCTTTTCTATAGGCTCATCCTGAAAGTCGTCTGGATGAGTGATTAATCCACCATCTCTAAATCTCATGATCGCTTGGGTAGTGGAGTCAACCAAGTCATCATGTTCGCCGTAAGGAAACGCAGCGCATTCTTCAATTACTTCCTGTGCAAATTCTCTACTTTTGGGAGCAAAGATTCTACCAGATTCAAATAAAGGTGCAACTGAGTTTACTCTTGCATGCTTATCGTTTCCACGATTCGGTGTAAAGTCTGCAACTGGAATTCCCATACGTCTCAATTCAAATATCAATGGGAGCCCTGCAGCTTTAGCTTCAATCAATACTGTTTCTGGTTTCCAATACATATATTGATCGTATGCTAATTTTTTAAGTTCAGGAAATTCATATCTACCTTTTAAAGAATCTAATAAGATAATTGATTGTGGTGAGTCTTCATCTTTTCTAAAGACACCCCATGTTGTAATTGCAGAATAATCAGCAGTTTGTTTTTTAAGAAACGCTGTATCATAACTTTGTATAATGTGTTCAATCATCGGCATCTCTTCGCTTTCCCAATCTTGCCACCATTCTCTTTTGATCAAAGCTCCTTCGTCCGAGGTTGGGTTTTGCATATACTGTGCATTCCATTTATTTACCCCTGCAGATGCTTTCACAGCTTCAAGGTCCTCGAGCTTCCAATAACCAGGCCAGACAGGTTGACCGTCAGGCATGATCGCAGGGAACTCTACGATTTCCCATTTGTCCGCTTTCTCTTCTTTCTGTGCGTTGAGTAACATCTCTGTTAAATCTTTTTTACTCCATCTTGTCATGACCAGAATTATTCTTCCTCCCGGTT